ACCTCGGTTACCCCGTTTCAAACCCGTACCAAACCCGTAAGGCGCGCGGGGCTTTCCCGCCGGGTTAGGTGGCTGGAATGACCACCACTCTCAGCATTGACGCAGGGCTTCACGGCTTAGGATGCGGGCTATTCGACGGTTTGGAACTTATAGCCGCTTGGTACGCTTCCCCGGGCGGTTATGGGCGCGGACCGGCTCGGTGGCGGGCAGTTATAGCGGCGGGGCTCGCTCCGTTGGAAACTATGGCCATAAGTCCCGACGTTGTGGCCATAGAAACGATGCAGATTTATAACCGGGCATCATCACGGGGTGATCCAGCCGATATTCTGGAGGTGCAGGGAGTCTGTGGCGCTATATCTGGGTGGGGTCCGTTCGCGCGCTCGGAGCTGGTCGGGTACGCCCCGCGCGAGTGGAAAGGCGCGGTCCCCCAGGCCGTCTACGCCGCGAGGGTGGACGCCTACCTTGCGAGGCGCGGGTGGAGCTCGCGGGTGTCACCGCACCCAGCTGCGCGGCACCACGACGTCGCCCACGGCATCGGGGTGGGCCTCCATCACCTCGGACTTGTCGTTGCGGGAAAAAGCTGCTACCCTGCTCCCCGGCCTGTCGTTGTAGCGCCTCCCCTTTGAGCGTGCTCGCCACTTGAACGTCCCCCGCACACAACTGACCACCCTCCAGCTCGCGTGCATCCAGCACCTCGTAGCGGATGGGTGGTCCGTGCAACGGTGCCTCGATCACTACCACATCCCAAAGGCGACGTGGTACAACCAGTGGCGCAACGACGGGCGCTTTCTGCCTGCGATAGATGAGGCCAAGCGGATCCAGCGCGAGGGCGTGTGGGCCTCCATCGCGGCTAGCGGCGTACGAGCTGCTCAGGTGCTCGACGACATCATGATGGACCCGATGTCCAAAGAGTCGGTGCGAGTGCAAGCGGCCACGACGCTGCTCGACCGTGCCAACTACCTCAAGGCCGAAGCCGCCGCAGCAGAGGTCGTTCCGTACGCAACCCGCGACGAAATGGTGGCGGCACTGGCCTCCATCCCTGTCGATGTGCTCGAGGCCGCACTGGCCGCGCGAGTCAAGCCGTGATGCTCCGGGTACTGGCTACCTTGCGAGACCGCCAGCTCATGCTGTTCCAACCTAGCCCCGCGCTGGTGGGGTTCATGGGGAGCACGGCACGGCGTATTCTGGTCAGGGCAGCAAACCGCGTGGGAAAAACCAAACACGCCGCCGCCAAACTCGCTGCGCTCATGCTCGAGCGCGCCGGTGGTCGGTATCGCGCCGTCGCTGTCAATTACCAGCAGTCCATCGCGGTGGTCGGGCAATACCTCGCCAACTTTTTGCCCGCCGACCAGCTCGCCAGCAACTGCCGGTTCAGTCTGGAAAACGGATGGACACATCAGCTCATCGTGCTCCGCAACGGCACAACGTGTGAGATCCGAAGCTGCGAACAGGCAGCGATCTCACACGCGGGAAGCGACCTCGACGGCGTGTGGCTCGATGAGGTGCCGCCCAGTTTCATATTGCAAGAAAATCTGTACCGCGTGAAAGCCCGCGACGGTTGGGTTTGGATCACGGCGACCCCCATCGGTCGCCCGGTCGAGTACCTACGCAAAGTGCTTGCGGATGAGGACACCACTTGGGTGGAGCACGTCGCGCCCCTGTCGGCAGCAAACTGCCCGTGGTACTCCGAAGCACAGGTCGAGGCGTGGGTCACAGAGGCACGCCTGTTCCCCGACAGCTACGAGCAGCGGATCAACGGCGCGTGGGAGGGCACTACCAGCGAGCGCACGTTTAGTGGCTTCGACTCGACGTGCTTGATCAACGCGGAGCACCCGCTGCCCAAAGCTTGCCGCATCGGGGTGGGCCTCGACCACGGCGAGCACGCGGGCAGTCAGGTCGCCGTGCTTATCGCGTGGAACAGCGACGGCGTGTGGGCGCTCGATGAGGAGGTCTCGACCAAAGCCACGACGCCAGCCGACGACGCCAAAGCCGTGCGGCGGATGCTCCTGCGGAATAACATGGACATCCACCAAGTGGACGTTTGGATTGGCGACATCAACTCGGCGGGCAAAGCGCAGGCCGGGTTCCGGGTCAACGACGTGCTCGCCTACGAGCTCGCCAAAGACGCCGGGCATCACCGGCAAGGGTTCAGCATCGGCACACCGGTCAAGGGCAAGGGCTCGGTGGACTATGGTGAGAAGCTGTTGAACTCCGCGTTCCTGCTGCATAAGTTATGGGTTGCCCCTCGATGTGTTGCTTTGATCAAAGGGCTGAAACATTCCAAAGGTATCAAAGCGGATGAAAGCCTCAAACACGCCCTCGACGCACTCCGATACATCGCCTATGCCCCCCTCTCTGCTATGACGGGCCAACGCAACGCCGCAACCCGCTATCAACTGTCGCTTTAGGAGCTTTCCATGTTGCAACCTGAGAACCCCAACGACCAAGCCCGCTGGACTATGACCCGGCTACGCCGCAACATGTTGCAGGGAACATGGGAACAAGAGATCCAAGAACGCATGAGGGAGCAGATGGGGCTGACGAACGTGGGCAACCTCGGTCGCCCGTCCACCAGCGTCAACCTGCTGGAAAACACGACCGACCAGACTGCGATTATCTACGACGCCGCGCCAACGGTGACCAACCCGGCCTTCGATCCAGGGCAGGCTAAGGCGTGGAGCGACACCGTCAACGGTGCCCACCTGTGGGGCATCATGCAGGACGTGTGCAGTAAGACAGTTGGCTTGCGCGAGTGCTTCCTGTGGGTGGTCCCGACCGCCTCGGGTATGCAGCTGGAGATCGTAACGCCCGATGAGATCGTGGTTACCAAGACGACGGGTGACGCGAGCACCCCCACGGCGTTGAAGCGGGCGGTGACGTTTGCAGTCACCAGTGCGCTTACCGGCAAGACGGAACACATCGACACATGGGAGTGTTGGGATGTGTCGGATCCGACCGCGCCGACACACACCGTGATCGACGGCGAGGGCAAGGACATCACTGCGGACGTCTACCCCGACGACCAAGGAACTTACCTGTACGTCGATGAGCAGGGGCCGTACCTCCCTTGCGTGCTGTACCGCGCCCGATACACCGGCGATACATTCGACCCCTACTGGGGCTCGGGACTGGTCCACGGCACGCTCGACATCGGTATCGCGTGGACCGTGTGGTCCGTTTGCCTCCGCAACAACTCATGGCCTCAGTGGTACCTCGTTGACGGTGTGGTCCCCGGCCAGTCCATCGGCGACACACCCAACATGCTCGACGGGGTCGCAGCGCCGCCGGGAACCATCGAGCTCGCGCCCAACTCCATCATCCGTTTTAAGAGCGAGGGTGGGCCGGGTAGCGCGAAGGTGGGGCAGCTCACGCCCTGCGATGCAAAGTTGATGGCCGAAGCCATCATGATCAAGCAAAACACCATCCTCAACAACGTGGGCATCCACCCCGACGACCTGAGCAACGCAGGCCAGCCGATGAGCGGCGTGGCGATCCAGCTCAAGAAAAGCAGCTCACGCAAGATCGCAACGGCGATGGTGCCGATGTTTAGGGACGCCGACAGCAAGCTCTACAACGTCATGGCGCGCGTCCACAACGTGTTCTACGCCGACTCGGAGCAGGGCATCCCGTTGTTGCCGACCGAAGGTTGGCAGATCCAGTACAACCTGCCCGAAATGTCTACCGATGAGTTCCTCGCAGACCTCGCCAAAGATGAGACCCTCATCGAGCTCGGCCTGCTCAGCAAAGTTGACGTTGCGATGAAGTTCTACAGCCTCACCGACCCCGCAGCAGCTATCCGCAAGCTCCAAGAAGTCGCGCAGTACAACCTCATGTTTCCGTTTGTTCCCCCGTCCACCAAACCAAAGTTCTAAGGAGTCTCTATGGCCACCGAAACCAATGAAGCGGAAGCCCGCATCCAGCAGCTCATCACGGAGCGCAACGCCGCGCGCTCGGACCTCCAAGAAGCACGCGCTGAGATAGCCAGCCTGACCGAAGCGGGCACCGCGACCAAAGGCGCAACCGAATCCGCTGTCGCAGCTGCGCGCGCTGAGATGCAGGCGCGCATCACGGAGCTGGAGGGCAACCTCCGTCGCACCACCAACCGCTCCCTGCTGCTCGCGGACAAGATCCCGGAAGACGGCATGGACGACTTGCTCGAGTACCTGGACTACCAGTACAGCAAGCTCGAGGCCGGTGCGGACGGTGCCAAACCAGAGTTTAGCGACTGGTACAAGGGCGCGAGGCGCGACAACAAGGTGTTGCGCGCTGCGATGAAGCCCAGCGTGGCAGCAAAGGCGGCAGAGGTTGAGGGCGAGGTCGAGACCGTCGAGGCCGCGCCGGCCAAAGCGGCACCAGCAGCTCGCACTGCGATCCCTGCCAAACCCAACGTGGTGCCTGTTCGCCCGGGCGATACGGGCAAGGAGATTGATATCTCAAAGCTTAAGCACGGCACCGCAGAATATGCAGCTGCCAAGCAAAGGCTCAAACAGATCGCTTTCCCCTCCGTGCGGCAGTAGAAAGTAACTTATGGCTTATGCGCCCGACGGGTTGTCAAATCGGGACATAACCAGTACCGTATAGCCACGTCCGCCCTACGTCACGGGGCTCCGCGTGATCGGTCGCCCACGTTACGGGTCGGAGTTCCCCCAAACCCCTTGATTTTACGAGTGTGACTCATGCCCGCAGATACCAATGCCTCACTTGCCGGCGATCTCGGAATCGCCGCATACCTCAACCTCCAGTTTTTCGACTTGCTGCACGAAACGCGCGACTTGAAGGACGTCTGCACCTACGTTCCGTTCACCGCCGGTGCAGGCTCCGCTACCCAGAAGTTGCGTTTCATCCAGCCCGTCGATCCGATGACCCAGCCCGGTGAAATCACCGCGCCGTCGATCACCAATTGGACCACGGCGAACAAGACGATCACCGTCGCCAAGTCCAACCTTTACCGCTCGGGCAGCGACCTCGCGTACATCACTGGCGTTATCCAAGCGGACAACCTGGTTATGTCGTTCCTCAAGTCCGTCGTGTACCACCGCTCCAGCCTGATCGCTGCACTTGGTTCCGGCTTCACCGCCAACACCGCAGTCGGCTCGACCGGCGTGGCGCTTACCGTTGACACCGTCTACGCTGGCTTGTTCGCGCTCCGTAAGGCGCTCGTTGAGGGTCAGATCGACCTCGTTACGCACGCGACCGGCATCACCCAGTTCATGGCGTCGCTCCGTGGCGAGACCGCTACCCCGCTGCAAATCGCCCCTGAGACTCAGGGCGCGCTGAGCAACGACGGCAGCGGCAACATCCAGTTCAGCTGGATGGGTGTAAACTTCCGTTCGCACGCCAGCGTCCCGAAGATCAACCCCGGCAACGTGGACTACTCGGGCTTTATGTCCAGCCCCCGCGCCATCGCGTTCACCGAAGCCCCCGTGGCGAACTTCCTTAGCCGTCAGTCGTTCAACCCGCAGACCGTGGCCGGTGAGACCGCCATCATCTGTCAGGATCTCAGCACCGAATCTATCGGCGCTCGCTCCTACATCTGCCACTACTATCCCGGTGTAGCTGAGATGGAGGACGCTCGCGGCGTCCAGGTTGTGTCGGCGGTCTGATAGGTAGATAGTCGAGGGGGTCCGACACCCGGACCCCCCGTACCCTTTTTAGGAGTCTCTTATGGATCTCACTGCCAAGCAGTTTTCGCCGCAAGCGTTCAGCGAGGTCTCAGAGACCCGTGATCGCTTGCCCGTCCAGATGATCAACAACAAGCACGAGTTGTTCCACAAGCCCTTCGACTGGGAGCTTAAGAACGGCGCTTGGTTGCCTGTGTTGTCGGTGATGCCTTTTATGGCCTCGCTAAACAACTACGATATGGACGGAGTCAAAGACTGTGAAAACGTCCGCCAAATCTTCCGAAACAAGGGCTGCGCCTGCATCCCCAACGGCGACCAGCGCCTCGGAAAATGGGCGAACTACATGGCAACTGTAGACGCCTACAACCCCGCGATGAACAGCGTCGGGAAGTACTGGATCACAATCTTTGATAGCCCGATCATGGTGGGCAACCGCGTCAAGTGGGCCCGCGACGAAAAGGGCTACGACGGCTTCCGGCAGCTGCTGGTGGACGTCGGCATCGTGACCCTCAACGCGACTATTGCGGGGATGGTCATTGATCGCAAAGTCGAGTCCCTGACCTCGATGCACCAAATCCCCGTAACCAGCAAGAGCAAGCAGCTCGCGGTCGAAACCCTCGAGCGCGACATTGCGGCGATGCGCGCCTCGCTGCTGGGCCTCGACCAGCCCGTCCCCGCCGCGCAACCCAAGCGCCGGCGCTTTACGTCTACCCCCGCTACTGAGGATGAATCCTAATGCCCTACGCTCCCGACGCCCTTGAGGCTACCCGCTCCGCATTGCAGGCCGCGCTCGCCGCTTGCGAGGCCTACGACCCCGCCGACTCCGCACCGCTCGATGAGGCGCTTGTGGCGCTCGAGCAGGCGGTCTCTGCGATGAAGGGCAACGACACCGAAGAAGAGGACATGGACATGTCCAAGATGGACATGGCCGCTAAGAGCCCCGAAGACAAGGCCACGCTGAAAGCCAAGCTAGCAAAAGCGGCGTTTGGCGGCTACGGTGGCTAACGATCCCAACGCCCCCAGCAAGGTTGTGGGCTTTGGGTATGGCGAACAGCCCAACAGCCGAAAGGCTATAGGCGATGTCACCAAAGCGATGATTGAAGGCGGTGTCAAGCCCGCCGAAGCAGAGCGCAAGGCCCGCCAGCTTGCCGTAGACTGGGACCGGAAAAACCGGTAGCCCGGAAGAGACTTTCAACCCCCCGTTTTAGGAGCCAACATGCCCGCATCTATCAAGAGCACTACCCCGTTTCAGTTCTATCGCCGCTTGGCTTATGCGGGCGATGGTGTCGCTGAGCAGACGATCACCGCCGCGTTGACGATCACTCCGTTTTACGAAGAGATCATCGCGCTCAACCCCAGCACGGGTACCCGCGTTGTGACCCTGCCGACTGCGGCAGCAGGCGCTCGCAAGGGCATGTGGCACCGCATCGTAAACTCGGGAACAACCTACAACCTGACCATCAACAAGCCCACCGCAACCACGCTGGTAACGCTTGCGCCTGGGCAGTCCTGCGAGGTCGTGTTCGGCACGTCGTGGACGCTGGTGGGGGCTTCCGCCACCTCGTTCAAGTCCAGCGAGCAGACCGGCACCGGTGCCCCCCAGACCGTCGCGCATGGCCTCGGCGTGGTGCCGTCGCTCTTCTACGCGGTCCCGTCCAACTTGACCGGCGGTGCATACGTCGTGTCGGCGGAAAGCGCCGATGCGACCAACGTTACCCTTACGGTGACCCTCGGCGAAAAGTTCAAGATCATCGCGCTCGCCAAATGAACCCCATCGCACCCAAACGTAAAATCGACGTGCTCCACATTGTGGGCATCATCGCCGGGGCTATCGCGGGCATCGCTGGTGGGCAGCAGCTCGCCAGCCGCCCAGCGCCGTGCCCGGCGTGCCTCGAGTGCGCGCCCTGTCCCGAAGTGGTGGTCGCCACTCCCGCCGACTGCGAGCCGCCAGCAGCAGCTCCGGCAGTGGTGCCCTAAGTGCCTACCTACTCCGTAGACTCGCAGCTGCCGTCGTTCTACGAGCGCGAGTGCAGCTCGACGGTGACGCTGCCTGTCTATGCGGGTGGGTCGTCGCCGGCGGTCGCCAACTCAGGCGTGTTCAAGCTCTTTGACGTAACCAAGGCCGTCGTTGTGACCGGCGCGGTGACGTTCGTGGGCGGGGTGGCGACGTTTACCGTGCCTGCGCTTTCCCTGCCCGCCACAGCGCCCCTATCGGCGTTCTGGCAGGAAGAGTGGGTGCTAACCTTTGGCACCCACGTCGAGACTTTCCGCCGCGATGCGTTCCTATGTCTCCGACTGCTCCACAACGTCGTAACGGAAACCATGCTGGTACGTCGGGTTAGTGACCTCGCGGCTATCCGGCCTCCGACGATCACCAGCTACGAGCCGTACATCCAAGAGGCTTGGGGCATTTGCCAGCGCACGCTGCTCCAAGACGGTCGCCGCCCGTACCTCGCGATGAACGACTACGCTTTTGCGGACTGGGTGTGCGCCTTGACCCTTGAGCTCGCGTTCCGCGATTTTGCGACGTACAGCGGCGAGGGCAGGTTTTCGACGGAGGCGGACAAGTACCGCGCCGATGCCGACAAGGCGTTCGACCGCCTCAAACTTGAATACGACTTGAGCGAGCAGAACGTGCGTACCGCCGCTATCCCCGGCCAAAGTGCCCAACCTGTAATCTATACCAACTACAACCCCGCCTCCGCATACCGGATGTGGGGTCCACGGAGAGTCTGATATGCCCTATGTGTCTACCGTTGTTGGACCTACGACCTCTGTAATCAAAGGTCGCGCGACCTATCGCTGGACTATCAGCGAGACCGGTGCGGCACCCACCGACACTTGGACGATCACCGGCGCGCCGGCGGTCGGGACGATCTCGCTGTACCGCGCAAACCTGACCGCAGGCACTGGGGTCACGATCAACCCTCGCTTGGGTCGCACCCTTGCTTTTACGACCTCGACTAACGACGTGATCGGCGTGTCGGCCACCACGGCGGCCCTCGTCAACGACGGCACCAGCCTAAAGTACTCCGGCCTGACTGCCGGTAAGATCTTCGGGCGCTCTTTGCCCAGCAACGCCGCTGCCGACCATTCGATCTCGACTGAGATTGTAATCGTGGAAGGTGTGGAATGAGTTGGTCGCAAGCCTCGGGCGCGTCCTCGGGCGCGGCTACGCTCCCCACCGGTTTCATGGCCCAACAATACGGTGTTGGATCAATGGCGGATCTCACCGTTGGGACCGGCACTATCACCACGCTGGCCAAAGACAGCTATTACAACAACGTCACGATCCAAGGCACTGGCACGCTAAAGACCGCGGGCTGGCGTCTGTTCGTAAGTGGCACCCTTACAATCTCAAGCGCGGGTAGCGTCAACGACGACGGCCTAACGTCCACAGGCACCAGCGGCGGCGCTGGTTTGGCTTCACGCGGCTCTTTGGGTGGCCAGTCTGGAGCGGGCGCTAACGGCATCATAAGCACGGGCAACGGTGGCGCGGGCGCGGGCGCGGGCGCGTCCTCAATGAACAACATCGGAACGCTCCCGCTCGGTGGCGCGGGCGGCGCGGGCGCGTCGGTTCAGATTGGTGGAGCCGGTGGTTCTGCAACCGGCGGGACCACGCTTCAGTCTATCTGGGGCTCGTGGGACAACGGGCGCATGAACAGCGGCGTGGTTTTCACCGGCGGCGCTGGCGGCGGTTCGGGGTCGAGCTCCTCCGCTACGTCCGCGAGCTCGGGCGGCGGCGGGTCAGGCGGCGGGGTTGTTTGGGTAGCGGCTAAGGCCGTTAGCAATGCTGGCCGAATCTCCGCTAACGGCGGGAACGGCGCGGCGGCGGTCGGAACCAACAACGCTGGCGGCGGCGGCGGCGGCGGCGGCGGTATTGTGGTTTTGATCACCGACACGCTTACCAGTCTGGTCGGTACGGTCACGGCCAACGCCGGCTCCGGTGGGACCGCTGTTGGCACCTCGCTCCCCGGCGTGGCTGGCGTGACGGGCGCGGTCTGCATTATCGGGATGAACGGAACGTGAGCGTCCGCGAGCGCCAGGACCAGACACTCCGCGCCCTGCTTACGCAGGTCGATAGCGTGCTGTCGGGTACTGGCCTCAAGCGGTCGCCCGCTCTGTTCAGCGCCGGTGACCTTCCCAAAAGCTTAGTGGACAACAGCTATTGTATGGCGATCCAGAGCGCGGACACGCAGCTGTACCGCGAGGGCGGTGAGGAATCAGCGCGGGTGATCCACCAGCTCACGCTGTCGGTGCTCAAGCAGATTAAACCGATGGCGCAGTTTCAATCGCTGCTCGATGCGGGCGACGTCGAAGAACGCCTTATGGCCGCAATGCTGAAACGATCCCACCTGCCCTACGCAGTCGTCAAATGGATCTCCACCCAACGCACCCCGACCCCATCCCGCGAGTACCTGCTCATCGAGGCGGTGTTCACGTTGGAATGTGACTGGTCGTGGTCGGGGCTCAACGCCTAACGTTTTATGTGCTATACCCTGCAACCTTAGAGGTGTCTCATGCCAGAATCTACTGTGATCCGTACGAAGCGCGACGGCCAAATCCTACTCGCCGACAACGGCGCGGGAAACACCTACACCATCGTCAGGGAAGACGGCAGCTTCACGCTGAACTTGCCCGATCACTCGATTGTCCACGTCCTTGATCGTGGCGTAATCGGCGCTATCCCGATGATCCGCATCGGCGATGAAGCGGTGATGAGCGGCGGTTTCAGCGCCTACCTGAGCGACTTGGGCGCGACTGCAAACAACTACGTCACCCTCAACGACCTCATCATGCGTTTTACGGCGCGGTATGTCGCAACCAATTGGGTGTCTACGATGGGATCCAACAGCGACGTCTTTACGGTCACGATCACCTACACCATCGACGGCTCGCCGTTTGGTGAGGCAGACAAGTCTCTTGTGTTGCCGTTCTGCGTGGTGCGCGGCAACATTGCCGAAGGCGACCCCAACAAGTTTGCCGTGACTTTTACCTCGTACGCCGTCCGCCCCACCCTATCGTAATCAGGAGCCACCAACATGGGCAACGCATCCGCCTCCGTCAGTCTGCAAATCACCGCCCGCGACGTCCTGAACTCGGGACTGTCTCGCGGCGTCATTCCGATCCAGTTCGCGCAAGTGCTCGAGCTTAACAGCGGCCTCACCGACGCAAACATCGACCTCGCTTGGTCGGTCACTCGCGTGGCCATGCCCGCAAGCGCCACAACCAATATGGACCTACACGGCGCGTTGAACGACTCGTTCGGCAACGTGGTGCAGTTCCATGAGGTGGTGTTGATCGCATTGGTCAACAACCGCGCCGACGCTGCGGCGTACCTGCTGCTCGCTCCCGCAGCTTCCAACGGGTTTGGCCGTCTGACCACGTCCAAGGGGTTTTGGCCCGCCGACATTGCAGCGGACGGCGACCAAGGCAGCATCGTGGGGCCGTCGTCGTGGTTGTGTCTGTACGATCCCACTGGTGTGCCGACCGCAGCGGGGACTGCGGACATCCTCTCGATCACCACCAGCGCCGTCGTTGGCGCGACCAACGGGTGGTCAATCTTGATCCTCGGTCGCTCCGCTTAGTAGTCTCACCCCACACATAGGAGGGTTTGTCATGCACGCCCACTCCCCCGACCTCGCACTTAAAATCGCCGCCATCGAGCGTGAGCTCGACGTCATCCACGTTGGATGGCGCGACAAGGCGCGGTTCGATCACGTCGCGTACGACCTCAAAGCTCGTATCAAATGGTGCCTCAAGCGCCTGTCGTTGCTGTGTGAGGGCAACGACTACGACGTGCTCATCGTGCGTGACGCCCGCAACTCGCAGCAGTGCTACGCACACCCGGTCCTCCCGGCTACCCACCGCTACGAGGCGGTCACCCGCGAGCCTCCATCCCCCCTCGGCGTGCTCCCTCCGATGCCGATGGACGTAGAGACTCCCCGCGACGTCGGGGAGCTCGCTTTGGGTAGCAACACCGACCGCGAGCAGCTGCGGCAGCTGGGCGGTGCCGAATGAAGACGCGCTCCAAGCCACTGGTGCTCCCCGTGCCGCTCCCTGACCGGTACTGGCAGCAGACTATCGAGGACCGGGGCGTGCTGACGTTCCGTCACCCCTACTACGGGGTGGCTTCGGCGGTAGTGCAGTGCCTGCTCGCTCACCGTACCGACGACGTGGATCTCAGCCCGCAGGCCACTGCGGAGCGGATGCTGCCGATGTGCGGACTGGTGATTGGAGTGTGCTGGTACGACCACTCGCTCGAGCTCGAGACCCAGCTGGACCTCGGCAAGCTCGGCGATGCCGACCTTGTGGCCTACGGCCACCGGGTCTGCGAGGAGCTACAGGATGCCGGGTGGGTGTTGCTCGACCTCGTCGAGCTGCTCGGTGGCATCGCGCCGCAGCTGTACCAGCGGCAGCTGCTGCTCAACATGGCAATGGCACGCTCCAGTTTTTCCGCAGCCCTTCCGGTAGACTCGACGGCCTCCTAACGGAGCACGGCGCACGACACCTGGGGGGGCCGCACGCCGCCTACAACCTACCGACAGAGGAATATGTGGATCTCGTCGCGCACATCATCACTCGCGACTCCCCGGATGGGTGGCAAAACACGCTCGCCCCGGTGAGCGCGAGCGACCACGTCTACATGAGCAACGTGCGCTCTAAGCCCGCCAGCCCTGCCCGCCCCAGTGATCCAGCCCTCGCGGCGTTCCACGACTGGGCGACACGGTAATGGGTTTTGAGTACCCCGTGCGGCTTGACAGCATCGACACCTACCGGTCGTCGCGGCACGGGTCGTTTCGGTTTTTGGAACTTGAAGAGCTGCAAGTGCTCGACAACTACGCGAGCGAGATCTTAAACGAGATTGAAGACCAGTGGCCGGTCGATACCTCGACGTCGAGGGACTCGTTTTCGTACACCTTGCTGTCGGATGGAACCACGGGTTTTACCATCCAAAACGACTGCGACTATGCCGAATACATCACGGAGGCGGGGACTACCCCCGTACGCGATAACGGCACCCCGCTGTTCGACACGTTGATCCCAAAAGTTCTGTCCAAATCCAACCCCACCGTCGTCAAAATGCTTGACGCGATGCGGGTGGTCACCGACTCCGTCGAGGCGCGGTTGTCGAGCACCCCAGCAGCAGCTGCTCGACCACGGAGGCCGCGTGGCAATCGTTGAGGCCATATCGACCGTTGACCTGACGACGAACATTGATCGCCGGCTAAGCGACTGCGAGCGGCGGGTGTTCCGCAAACACAAGGATCGGATCCTGTTGGCCGTCAAAACCGCCTGGACGGGGTGGCTCTACATCGGACGCCCTGCCGGCGCACAAGAAAACGTCAGTTTCAAAGAGTGGTACGCCACGATTGAAAGCACCGTTGGCGATAAAGTAGTGCTCAGAATCTTCAATGCGGCGGACTACTCCAGCTTCGTGCATCGGTCGGGCTCCACCGTGATCGAATGGCAGCGGATATGGGCAGAGGTGGAGGCGGCTTACATCCCGCCCCTCGCCGCCGACCTGCGGGCTGAGATTATCAAAAACCTATCCGCGCCTGCCAACCCAAAGAAGCTGGGTCCAAAGGGTGGTGCTACAACAATCCGCAGAGAGGCTATCTCACTATGAGCACCGTCAATATTCCGATCACCGGTGACGCGACCTCGCTGGTCGCCGCCACTCAAAAAGCCAACGCGGCGTTGAACACCATCGGAGTCGCCGCAGACAAGGCGAGCGCGAAGATCGCGCCCGCAATGAGCAGCCTGTCTGGTGGCGCGCAGAAAGCGGCGGCGGCGCTCGGGCCGTTGGGCGGCGTGCTGTCCAAGATCTCACCGGAGGCCGGTTCAGCCGCGAGCTCCATCGCCGGGCTGGCCAGTGCGGGTCAAGGGCTGGCCGCTGCGGGAACGGCGGCGGGCGTGTCCATGGTCGCCATGGCGGCGGTCCTCGGACCGGTGGCTATCGCCGTGGCCGCTCTGGCTGCGGCCTACTACGTGCTGGACCAGAACCTTCAGGCTGTTGAGGAGCAGAACCGAATCGCGGCGGAAAGAGCCGAAGACGCTACCAAACGGTTCATCGATCAAAAGGCCGTAATCAAGGAGATCGGGGACGCCTACGCTGTGGCCGCAGGGAACCAAAGCGCCGCAGACCTGAAGGCCATTGCCCTCAAAGAAAAGCTTCAGGCGGCTTTTGCGGTTGACTTGGCCAACGCTCAAACGGCGTTGAACTACGCAAAAAAGCAAGCGCAAAACACCGGCGCTGGCTCGGACGCGGACAAGGCGCGGATTCGGGCTGAGGAAGGACTGGCGTCCATCAATGACCGCATGGAGATGCAAAACGCGCTTATAGACCAGACGATCCGCCTTGACGAAAAAAAGGCAAGCAGCGCCAAAGGCGTGAACGAAGCGGACAAGAGATCGGCGGACGCCGCGCGCGCGCAAAAGGAAGCGATCAACGCTGTTGCTACGGCTCAAACCGCACTTGCCAGCATCACCCACGACTCCAGCGTAAGCAACCTCGACGCCCTGGGCAAAGAGGCCGACGCCTACCAGATCAAACTGGATCGCATCTACGAGCTCACCGCCGCCGCGCTTGCCAACGCCAAAGTGGCGGGGCTGGGTGATACCAAAATCTTAGCGGAATCACTCGCTGCCCAAGAGGCCGTCGAAAAAGAGCACGCTGAGAACGTGGCTAAGATTAAAGCGACGGCGGCTGAAAAAGAGCAGAAAGAGTATGAAGACCGTATTGCTAAACTGGACGCGCTCAACGTTCAAGCGGCTGAGAAAGCCCTGTCCGATGCTGAGACCGCGTTCACCGCGCAGCTGTCCGTAGCAGAGGGCTACTACGCGGCGGCGGGTAAACTTAGCGGCCTGTTGACCGAAGCCACAAGCAAAGACTTTGACACCTCCACCGAAGCAGGCAAAGACGCGGCTATCAAACAGTTCAACACACAAAAGGCGGTTGCGGTGGCGCTGTCCATCGCGCAAGGCGCGCTTGCGGTCGTGCAGGCAATCGGCTCCGCACCGCCTCCTTTCAACATTCCGGCGATTGTAGCCACTGGCATCGCGGTCACCGCAGAGACCGCGACCATCGCAGCGCAGCAACCAAAGTTCCACGCCGGAACCACAGGCTTTCGCCCCGACGAAGGGGGAGCAACCCTACAACGCGGAGAGGGCGTGGTCACCTCAGCAGGCATGTCCAAGCCGGGCATGAAAGAGACCGTGGCCGCTGCCAACTCGGGGCGCACGCCCGGCGGCAACGGCGGCTCTATGAACATGGTATACCAGCACAAGGTGTACAACGAGTTCATCCGCGACAACCTGAAAGCCGGGTCGCCTCTTACACGCCGCATTGACAGCGGCACCAAAGTCGGTCACCGCCAGAGCCGGAGCTAACCATGTCTACCTCAACCACAAAGACTGCGCGCGGCCTGCTACTTCCGATCCACGGAGTGGACTCGACCACGTTGTTTGCCGCCTCCAGCATCACCCAGGCGGGGCCAAAGCCCGGCGTGCCTGTGGCCCAACAGCCGACTGAAATGGTCATGGAAGCCTCTGGGACGCAAGCAGCGTCTACGACCATGCAGGTCAAGTGCCAGCAGAGCGGGATGCCCAGTGTGGACGGCGGCGGGCGGTTTGCGTGGAAGTACAGCACCGACTCTGCTACGCAGTTTCGCGCCGACGGGTCACCGGGGCACAAAGGCATCAGCGGCTTTGAGGCGCTCGACTACACCACCACCGCAGACCGGTGGCACTACCCCAACGCGATTCGGCTGGCAAACGACACCATGCTGCTGCTTTGCACACGCGGCCAAGACACCATTGTGGCGTGGACTAAAGCCCCCGACGCGGCGGCGTGGACGTCTTCGGTGCTCTACTCCTACGCGGCCACGTCCAGCCAGATCATGTCCTGTGGGTTGCAGCTCCCCAACGGTCGCATCCTCGCGTTTTTTGGGGACGCGACCAACATCATCAGCAGCTACTCCGACGACAACGGAGCGACGTGGACGATCTCTACACACGTCATCAGCGGCGACGTCGGCGTTTCGCTCACTGGTTACCCGACCACGCGAACCACAAAGCGGATGCGTTGCGCGTACATGAACGGGCAGATCTTGCTGGTTATCCACACCCTTGACGGGGACTCCGCTCAAAGCCGCGACCGCTTATTTCAGTACGCCTCAGTCACGTTGGGCGCGACCTGGGACTACGTTGACGCGACCACTGGGTACGTCACAAACTACGTCGCCGCGACCAACGCCGACCAAAACACACGCGGGTTCCACGACATTGTGGTGATCGGCGGGCAGGCCATGATTTGCTACCTCAAAGGGCAACCCACAGCAACTTTCGGTGAGGGCGGTCTGTACAACATGGTGCTCGGCAACGCCTATCAAGGCGTGCAGTCTCTGACTGAGACGCCGATGTTCCGCGACATTGGCCGTGACCTTGCAAACATCACTGCGGTCGGTGTGATCGACGAGGGCGACCTCGTGGCGTCGGTGGACGAAACCGGTATGCTGGTGTTCATCGTAAAAGACGGTGCGAACAACCGGGCAATGTTGTACGGCGAAAGCACGCGGGGGTTGGCTACCTCGACCTCAGACCTGACGTTTTACGAGCTGGCCGATCTCGCAAGTGCCACCAAGTATTACAACGAGTTTGCCGGGGCGCATCAGTTGGGGCGTCTGGTTGTAGCGCACGGCTTCAAATCGCCTTCCGACACCCACGACGAAAGCTTGTTGGTCACCTACGTTGGCGGCTACACGTCGTTGCAGCGGCATCCGACTACCGGGAACACCGCGCTGTACTCGCCGTTCTACCTCCCCGAAAGTGTTGCGACTACTTGGACGCGCACCGACGTGCTCACCCCCACGGTGACCCTTGCTAACGCCGCGCTCAACATTGTCTGCAACGCGATCAACGAGTCCGTAACGTGGCAGACTCCCAGCACGCTGTACGGCAAAGTCTACATCGACGCAAAGTGTACAACCACGGGCGTGGGCTCAGGCGCGTTCATTCGGGCGCGGTTTTGGGACGGGGTGTCGTCGTACTCGGTGAAGGTTCGGTTCAGCCAGCTGGCGTTCGTCGTCAGCGACGACAACGGCGGCACGCTCGCCACGGTCGCTGCGGCAGCAGCGGTGGCGGGCACCGGCATCCAAATCATGCTGACCGTTGGCTCGAGCTACTGCCGCGTGTTTTGGCGAGCGTCCAATCTTGCGGTGAAGTCCGACGCCGACCAACTTTGGCAGGACTTGGGGCTAATCACCGGTCTGGTCAATGGTGGCGCGTCCACCTCGGTCGCACAGTTCGGTGCAGACTCTAGCCCCGTGCTTGCCCACACCCACACCACGGACGTCAAGACCGTGTCGGTGGGCGGCACCAGCGTGATCGAGGACATTACGCAAACCAACCCGGTGAGCTTGTTTGGCCGCTGCTTGGCCTCCACGCCGCAGTACGTTGACGGGGGCCTGCGGTTGCGTGCTGCGGCGGGGCCGGGGTTCTACAACGATCTGTGGTACATTTCAACGGCGTACACCTACGGCGCTGAGAACGTGTGTACCGATGTGTCACCCAGCCCCAGTACCACTTGGCGCACGCTGTCCAACACCGCGCAAAACCTTCGGTTCGACCTCCCCGAAGTCGAGACGTACCACGAGCCCACTCGGGTGTTTGCGTTGGCGCTGTTCAACATCAACTACCGCACCGCGTTTTTGGACGGCTGGAACGGAGCGGCTTGGGTCCGCGTCCTCGACGTCAACTCTGCGTTCAACCAGTCAGGCGTCCGGTTTGCTCGCACGGGTTCCACGCTGACCGGCGTGTTTGGTTCTGGCAGCGTGCCAGGGACCAACTGGTTTACTTACAACGCGCTGGCCGGATCTCACGTCCGCATGACCGACGCATCCACCGCGATCACGGTGACTCGCCGCATTCGATCCAACACGGAGGGCGGGCTGGGTTCGGCGTGCGCGATGCAGTGCGTGATGCAGCTGGAGGACGTTGTCAACACTGACCCCACCGGTGCGGGTGTGGCAGACACAATGGAGATTTTGTCGAAAAACACGTTGACGCTGTGTACGTCAATCTCGCCGGGGTTCACCCGGTTCCGGCTCAACATTCCAGTGCAGACCGTCGCGGGGACCTACTTTGAGACCGGCACGATGGTAGCGGGCACTCTTGCGGTGTTCGGCACTCAGTACAGCCGGGGGCGTGCCGTCGCAAGCACGCAGAACACGCAGCTCACCACCGCCCGCAACGGGTCGCGAGTCGGCGTCAACCTCGGACCGGCGCGACGCTCGGTGGAGTTTGCGTGGGTGGACGGCATCAACACCATGTCGTTGTTCACCGCAGCCCCTGACCCCGACTACATCAACTTTGCGGGAGTGCCAACCGCCGCGCCCGCCGACACGGCGTACAAGGTTGCGGGCATCGTGGACGAAGCCAGAGGCGCGGACGCGCTTATGGTCTATGTCCCTTTCATCCAGCAGTACACGGCGTTCTTGGGCGCGCAGTTGAACATTACCGACATGAACCAGTTTTTCTTGTGCCGCGCCGTCAGCGACGTTCGTGTAGAAAGCATCCTCGGTAACGAGAAGTCTAACGAGTTGGTTCAGGTCGCTACCGTGACCTTGGAGGAAGAGGTATGAGCACCACCGTCTACAAAGACTACTGGAACGCCGAAGAACTGCGGGGCAGGCGGACGTGGTGGTTGTTGGACATCACCTACGCGGGCACCGTCTACCGGCTCGCGGAAACCAACCTCAACATCACCAGCACGGCCTTGGGCGAGCTTCACTACCTGCCCTGCATCCTTAACGACGTTACCGTTGGCTACGGGTTCAGCCTGTTTGCCGACTCGGCAGAACAACAGTCCGTGGCCATCGAGTGCCTTATGGGCTCGACGGACGTGGCCGCTATGGTGGCTGCGGGCCACGATCTCGCGGGCTCACCTTGCGTTCTGAGCAAGTACATCGAGGGCCAGGACTACGACGACCGCCGCGTGTTCGTCGTCGGTCGCATGAAAAACCCTGTCTACGGGGGAGCCGGTGAGCCTGTCCGGTTCTCGCTCGAGGATGCGTTCTTCGACGACTACGCTCTAATCCCCGATGCTGGAGCTCGCGTCACTGCCTCCACTACCAACGCCGGAACCGTCGGCCCCGACGACCTCGGCATCACCTACCCAATCGTGTTCGGCAACCCCGGCAAGTGCTCGTTGCTTACGTCGGGGAACTGCGCGGGGAGTCAAGCGGTGTGGCGCAGCAAACTGGCATTCGCGCAAGAGTTGATTGTTGCCGGGCACCCCACCAACTTGTTGATTGTCCGACTGTCAAACGATGAGTTGACGGAAGGCGCTCCGTATGTGGTCAACCAAACCGTTGACGACGTCGGGCGTCCAATCAGCGTCATTCTGAGCAAGACCGACTTCGTGTCGCCCGCTGCCGCTTATTTAGGGCTGAACGCCACCGGTGCCCCCCCGGAACTTCTTGCAATATACGACCCCATAACCCCAGCCAACAACCTTGACATACCCGTCTATGTAAGCTGGTACATCGACGACCCCGACAACCACACCGGCGGGCTGGTCGTCAACGACCAGCTCGTGCGTGGAGCGGGCGACGTGCTCCAGTACGTTCTGGGGTTCTCAAAGTACCGCTTTGATTCCCGCCGGATTTTGGGCATTGCGGATCAGCTCAACACCTACGCCATCGACGCAACCATCGACGCTCAAGTACGGCCTTGGGACTGGGTGCGTAGCAACCTCATTCCAATCCTGCCGGTCTCGGTGACCAGCGGCACCAACGGCCTGTACTTCGTGCCGTGGGCGGCGAAATCAGGCAACCCCGTGTGCGCGCTCAACGACAGCATCGACCACGGAGTCGAGTTTGCGTTGACTATGGAGACCGACACACAGCAAATCTGCAACGATCTCACGTTGCAGTACGCCCTCGACGTGCGTACCGACACCTACCAGCAGGTGCTGCGCGCGGTGCCGACGTCGCAGACGTTTGCCACTGGGTTGCTACTGACCCGTACAGACGGCGCAATAGTCCTGACGGCCACACAACCCGATTTGCAGGGCGTCGGCATCTCCGTCGAGGTGGACGGCAACGCCGCGCCGGCGATCACCGAAGACACTGTTGCGCGCACGGTGTTGATCGAGATCAGTCTTGCGATCAACACACTGGATCTGGTAGCAGACTTCATTAACGCTAACGCAACGTTGATTCGCGCCACGCTCCGACAAGGCTCAAACGGATCGCAAGGTGTGAACGGCTTTTACAACCTCGACGGCTCGGGCCCCTATCTTACAAACGCGTTTGCTCAGACGACAGTGTTGACACAGGGCTTTGCTATACCTGAGCTTGCTACTCCGTACGCAAACCTGTCGCAGAACCGGTATCGGTATGTGTCGGGCGACGGCTCCGGTGTGCTTGCAGACAACCTCGACAGCATCTGCATCTACGATCCGGCAACAGCAGCAGCGGTGTTGGCGTGGAGGATGCGGGCGTTCGCGTTCGCACACCGGTCTCTCCAGGGCATCGCCCCGGAAAGCCGGTACGGGTGGTTGCAGCTCGGCCAAGAGGTCGCGGTGACGTGCTCCCGGTTGTCGTTGTCCGCGCAGTCCATGATCGTGCAGCGGTTGGAGTACTCCAACGACGGGATGGTAGCGTTCACACTCGCGTGGATTGAAGACCCTTTCCACGACGGCTGACATAATGCTACGCTGTGTTATTGTGCGCTTGATTGGAGCCTGACTATGCCCGAAAGCACTATAGACCGCCTGTTTGCGATGTTAGAGGCTCAGGCCCGGCTGGCGACCAAAGAGCGGGGGGCGCTGACCGATGCGTTTGAGCGGCAGATCACCGGCTTAAGGCTCGAGTTGCGGATCATTTTTATCGTTACCTCGGTGATCGTGCTTGCCCTGTCTGGTATCGGCGTCCGCCTCGCCAGCCCTGCTGGGTCAGTCACGACGACGGCGTTGGGCGCGTCAGCGTCGGAGCCGGCAGAACCGGCGGCACCGTTAGGCGATCACTTGACTCCCTGACTCGCAGCGAGGACCAGCTGCATGTAGTGATCCCATGGCCAGTGCGCCCCGGGGTCAGTGTGGGTCACTCCAGGCACCTCGACGTGCCCAACGATGTGCTCGCGGTCCACCGGGATCGCAAACTTGCGGCACAGCACAGCAGCGCAGCGCGCCGACGCCACCAGCATCGCCTCCGGCCACGCGGTCTGCGAGGCGTAGCCTTCGTGTTCGAACCCGATGGAGCGGTCGTTCCACCCGCGCTCCGTCGAGCTGCCCGCGTGGTAGCACTTGCGTTCGTCGGGAACCATCTGGCATACGTCGCCGACGCGGCTGAACAGGTAGTGCGCGGCGGTCGGGACTTTGCGCCCCGACGTCTGGAACCATGCGATGGTGCCCGCAAACGAGCCTTCCATCGTGTGGATCACCAACCTGTCGATTTTGATCGAGGGCTTGCGCGGGTACATCGTGTCGTAAGCGGCGA